AGGTACTCAGCTATTAGCTGTGCCTGTGGTATGTCCTGAACGCTTTCCAGTATAGTCTCATCAACCTTAATGTACTTGCCTAATTTCTTGTCAAGTTCAAAGGCGGCTAATTCAACGTCACGGGTATGTGGGTTTTCTTCTATCAGTTCTAAACGTTTAATACCTGCGTCAGTCAGTGCCGTAGGCTTCCAACCAAAATGCTGTAGGTGTCTGGCTATCTGTTGTCTTGATCCTAAATTAAAGACTGGATAATCCACGCGACTAAAGCAGTTCCCAACATCAACCCAACTATCTCCGAAAAACTTAAGACCAACGATACTGGGAGTTCCGTCTTTTTTAATCTTTGGCGTAACCGTAGATATGTAAGTTGGCAATGGTAGAAACACTGCATGCACTTCTCTTTCAAGTTCATATATCTTCTCCTTCAATGTCGCTAATAGTTCGTAGGCATAACGCTCGTCCAACAACCAACCATTCTTGATCTGTTGGGCAATGATTGTCTGTACTTCATGTTCTAATTCAATTGACTCTGTGGTGAACCTGCCTAAATCCTTGGTTAATCGTTTGTAGACTTCTAAGTTGACAGCTACGTCCTGTTTACAGTAAGCAATCATTTCTGCATTCAGGTGCGACCAGTCGTTGTAGTCACCCTTTGGGAATCCACAAATAACACCCCAATTCTTTAGGCTGTGGCCTCCTTCACGGGACGGTTCCGATAGTCTGGACAGTACCAGCGTATCTAGTTTTTTGAATTGAGTTAGGTCTGAACCCCACAGCTCAGTCAGCACAGGAAAGTCGTAAGCTATCCCGTTATGTGCTACTAAAGCTGTATCCTTGTCCAGACCCGCAAGCATTGTATTAAATGACTCAGCGTCTAAAAACACATCCCCTGCACTCGTTGCACAACACCAAATAACTGTAGGTTTAAGTCCGTCAGTTTCTATGTCAAGAATCAATATTTTCTGTGATAAGCTCATTGATATTCCTCAGTTCGTCTATAGGAATGTTGTAACAGTCCTTAGACACTTTCCATCCATTTGAAGGGTCGATTGTACCCTTCTCCATAAAGTTTGCAACTTCAAAATATTCTTTTGCCGGTAAATATCCCAACAACCAGCCAACACTAAAATCATTCTTAACTCTGGTAAACACATAAACATCGCAGTCCTGACGTTTATTAGCCACCACTGAACAATCATAATTAATCTTAGGCTTCACGCTTGTTCGTTTAGTCTTGACGTCTATCCTAATGTCCTTGTTCAGGATTAAATCATATTCAAATGTATTCTCCCAAGACACCATTTCTGCGTTGTTCATTAGGTACTCAAAGACTAAACCTTCACCTATAAACCCAGCTAAGTTACCTTCCCCGTTAGTTATTGAGTTTTTTAGTATTCCCATATCAATTGATTTGGTATGTGCCATAGTCATTATGGGTGTGGTCACTGGAATTTCTATAATGTCTGATTCAGAAATCATTATTTACTACCTCAATTGGCTTCGGAACTTCATTCATCCTGCCTGTGAATTTATCGTAAAACAGGTAACAGGCTGGCCCCGTTAGTCCTGTATAACGATTCTTTAAAACACGAACCACTGTTGTATTGCGTATTTCTTCGTTGTCGTGCTGTTGATCACGTTCAAGACCGATTACGATGTCCGATAGCTGAGCTATTGCCTGACTACCACGTAGCTCAGACAAACTAACTCTACCGCCTTCCTCATGGGATTGACCGCTGGATCGTTTAAGGTGAGACACTAAAAACAAACCAATGCCTAACTCCTGCACCAGTGTTCTTAGGTTAGTCATTATCTTGTCTATTGCCTTGCGTTCGTCACCACCGTCCTGTGCAGAAACAACAATCGACAAGTGATCCAGTATCACCCACTTACAGTCTAAGCCCTTCGCCATGTAACGAATCTTAGACATTAGGTTTTCTTCACCCGTTGAACCCCAGTGGTCAAGCAAATAGAACCTATTGCTGCCCATGATCTCGTCCCAGTACACCTTGAGGTCTTCGGTGTCCATGTTTTCCTCGTAGTGCAGTGGGGCGTCAGCAGCCATAGACATTAAACCAAGCACTGATCTATCGATAGATTCCTCAAGCGCCAGTATACCTATATTGTCCGTGGTTGCCTTGAACAGATAGTATTCTAATTCCTTGATCAACTGAGACTTGCCCATACCACTACCACTGGTAACGGTAACCAGCTCGAATGGTCTCATTCCTCTGGTCAAGTCATTAAGTCCAGCCCAAGGGTAAGGTGTTGATTTAGTCTTTCTAGCATTGATGATCATGTCCCAAGTGTCTACTCCAGCGACTATGCCGTCCGGTCTGTAAACCTTTGCGTCCCACCAATGACTGACAAAATCACGCACCTTGTTAGCCACCAACATGTCAGAAGCGTCCTTCAACGGCAATGAACATATTTTTAGCTTGTTTGGGGAGAATAGATCACGAACAGCAGCCACTGCTTCCTTACCTGCTGGGTCATTGTCAAAACAAAGCACAACTGAGTCGTAGCCTTCCAGCCAGTCCAGTTGTTCCTTAATTTCTTTAATGGCGGCTGATGCTCCGTTCCTCAACGACACTACGTCCCATTTACGTTCAAACATCTCCGACACGGACAGACAGTCAAGCTCTCCTTCGGTGATGGTGATGAACCTGCCTGAGCCTTTACAGGTGTCCTGACCAAATAAGGTCAAGCCTTGCGTTGAGCCTGTGGCGTAGAACTCCTTGTTCTTAACCACACGAACCTTGCTGGCCTTGGTTTCTCCTTCTTTATTTTTGAAGGGGTAGTGGTGCTTTACAATGACTCCGTTTTCCTTCTCAACCGTTACACCGAATTTCCTACAGGTATCGACTGATATTCTTCTTTCGGGTATTGCTTCGTATGTTCCATTCATTTCCAATTTCGCCTGTCTTATAGGCGCTCCATTTGATGTCTTTTCCAAAACTCGCCCATTACCTGCTTCCCTGTAACCACAGCCATAACAGTGCCCGTGTCCGTCACTGTACCTGCCTAGGTTATTACGGCTCCCACAGGATGGGCAAGGATCGTGACGTACAAAATAATTTGTCTCGAACCCTGCCCCGCCCATTGTTAGAAGCCCTCAGCTGAGGCGCTACCGCCCATGTCGTCGGCTAACTCAAGCACACGAACCCTTGAAAGATAACTACTGACCCCGTGTACAGGGTGTGGCTTACCTGCCGTCCAAAGAATTCTAACCTTAGAACCTCGAGGAATGTTACCGTTAAACGGATTGTCCTCGGTGTCCACAACAACAACATCGTACTGACTGCTGAATTTCCGCTGTGGTGTTCCTTCGTAGACCCTGAGTTGAACCCCAGCATCGTCCAGTTTAGACGCTTCTTCCGGTGTCAAGGATACCGTCAAAGTATATTTACCGGTGGACTTACCCATGTAAACGTCATGCTCTTTTAATGATGCAAATGCTACTGTACCTTCTGTAATCATGTTTTTAGCCCTTTTTATTTAGTTAAATAAACAACCAATGCTGTTTACATTTGTAATCTTACAATTGACATCCTCCCGCTGTCAAGTATTAGTTAATGAAATCGTCTTCGTCTTCTTCAAGATAAAGGTTTGACCCGTTTTCTTCCCAAGCAAATATTGCCTCGTCTGAGTCCGTTAAGCACATGGTGCATAGCTCGCTGTACTCTCGACTCAACGGGTCTTTCTTTGTCATCTCCAGCTCAGTCATTATGTTGTCACAAGCCTTGCACCTACTCATGTTAGGCCCCCGTCAAGGAAGCATACTCTGCTTCGATTTGTTGATCAGTTTTTCCCTTGTACTGCTCCTTAACGTAGTCCCAGTATGTCTTCACCATCTCGGAATGGCTTGCTCTGTAGCAACGTTCCTCGATCAACTCATTGACCATTTGTGCGACTGACATAGGGTCTCCCTGTGGGTTGGTAACGTCTAAATAATCGTAATGGCTCATTTTCTCTTGTCTCCTTTTGTATTCGTTAATTATGGCCCGTAACTCTCTTATTTCGTCGTACAGGTCTTGAATATAACTGAAATTCGTTGGTAAGTCAATATTGTTAGCCTTCATCTTCACCCTTCAGTAGTGCAGACCAGCTATTCTTTAACCCCGATACGTTGTCTATTTCTTGTTTAATTAACAAAGCAACTTCCTGAGTTTCTCGCTGTGCTGTGCTGTGTGTTCTCTGCTTGACTATACGAGCAAAGGCAACAAGACTCCCTGTCCAGTACCATTCGGTCATCATCGACTGAGGTAACAACATCCTCGCCTGCTCCATGCAGACCCCTGAAGCTATAGCATCCTCGTACTCAGCCACAGCCAATTGTGTGGAAGTCATGGTGTTTTTAACGTTAGACCACCTTGGCCCCCAACCACTTGATTCATCACTGCTGCCTTGCTTAACATTCTCAGCAGCCTTACGCCATACAGCAGGCTCATAGAATTCAAGCTCAGTATCGACGTATCGTCTACTTATTTCGTTCCACGTTAAGCCTACCTGATGCTTTACTAGCTGCCTTGCAACAAAAATAGGTGCCTTTACTCTCAGGGTCAGCTGTACGTGTGCAAAGGGTGACCAGTGACCATGCTCAGACAAGAAATTAATTAAGCGCACATCCTTTCTATTTAACTCCTTGCTGTGGCTATTGAAAGACACCCTAGCAGCATTGACTACAGTCAGATCACTGCCCATAGTGTCAACAAGCTTTGCTTTCATCATTTACGCCCCCGCTGACTGTTCAGGTGTAAGTTTAGCTGCTGTGTTTTTTCTTTT